CATGGAGGCATGCCGCAGCCTACGGGCATTTCAACGGAACGCACTGCATCGTGAACATCGCGGTCTTCGACCCGCACTACCAGTTACCGCTATGAAACAAAGCAAAGCCGACAAGCAACTGGCCCAGTGGTGCGAAGCCCTGTCGCAGCCCACCATTCCGGTCGAAGAGGTGCCGGAGGGTTGGTTTACGATCAAACAACTGGCCAAGGCCCGCAGCCGCAGCGAGTGCATCACCAGCGAGCAAGTGCGCCGAATGATCGATAAGGGGCTGTGCGAGAAACGCAACTTCACCATCCGTCTGGCCGAGCGCGTCCGGCCCGTGCCGCACTACCGCTTAAAATGAAAGGGAAGGCCACCGCTCCGCGCAAACGCAAGAAGCGGCCCACCTTCCGCTTCAAATTGGACGGCGAGTGGTGGACAGTCAAAGTGCAGCGCCCGCCAGACAAGGAACTGTGCGAAGGCCAAGTCAACTACCGCAAGCGCATCGTTTATTTCCATCCAAGGGCGATCAAAGGAAACCTCTACGGCATCGTGGCGCACGAAATCGCGCACGTTAATTTTGTCTGCGCCGACGAGACGCATGTGCGGGATCACGAACGCATTTGTTCCGTAGTGGGCGAATGGCTGGCCAATACCTTCTGCGACGGAAAGATTAGCATCGGGAGGCACCGCCGCGACAAATGACCGTTTATCCGCTCCTCGCCTGCACCCTGCTTTACTTTGCCACCGCGGTAGGGTGGTGGAGGCAGGGTGATCCGGCGATGGCCGTCATCTTCTTTTTCTACGGATGTGCCAACGGCGGATTCTTGTGGGCGGCGCTGCGCTGATAAGTTGTTAGGCGAGCAAAGTTAGCCAACGTCTGACCAAACGCCGCAGGCAGAAGCGTCCCGCGGGACACTTCGGACTGACGCGCTCGACGTAGCCAACCGCTCCGTAGGGGCCGTAATACAGCCCCAGTTCATGGGATCGGTGCATAGTGCTTCTCCTTTCGTCCAAGACACCACAACGCAGCAGGCGGCGTGCCGCAATAATTTTTGACTAAACCCTTGCGCCAATTTCGGCGCAGCGCAATTCTCGCAAACAGTTAGGCAGACACCTCCTCGTTGAGCCTGCCCGACGGCAACCCAAGGCCGACGACCCGTCACGAACGGATACTCGGTAGCGCCGCGGGACAGAAACCAACAACAACCCGACGAGATCCGCATGACGCGGGTTTAGTCAAAACCAAAGGAGAAACAACTATGTCTGCTATTGCACAAATCCCGCAGTATTTCACGACGGAGTTCACCTCCAACTGGGAACACCTTCTTCAGCAGAAGGTTTCCAAGTTGCGTGAGTTCGTGTCCGTGGAGTCCGTTCGCGGCAAAGAAAAAACATTCAACCAAATGGCTGCGGTCGAAATGACCAAAATCACCGCCCGCGCCGCCGACACCAACATCAGCGATGTGGCCCTCGCCAAACGCTGGCTCCGTCCGTATCCCTACGAACACGCCACCCTCTTTGACGAGTGGGATGCCGAGTATCTGGGCGAAGTCAGCCTTCCGCAGTCCGAGACGGTCAACAACCACGCGATGGCTTACCTTCGCACCTGCGACAAGGTCATCATCGACGCGGCGCTGGGTTCTGCCTACACGGGCGAAACCGGCGTCACCCCGACCGCTTTGCCCGCTGGGCAGAAGGTCGCCGTCGATTACGTCGAAACCGGCAGCACCGCCAACAGCGGTCTTACCATCGCGAAACTTCGCCAAGCCGCTTACCTCCTCAACGAGGCGGAAGTGGACGACAGCGATCCTCGCGTCCTTGTTGTGTCGGCCAAACAGATCCAAGACCTCTTGCGTACCACGGAAGTTACTTCCGCGGACTTCAACAGCGTCAAGGCTCTCGTCCAAGGCGACATCGACACCTTCCTTGGCTTCAAGTTCCGCCGTGTGGCGTCGTCCTTGCTGCCTTACAACTCCAGCACTGGTGTTCGCACTTGCTTTGCCTACGTCCGCTCCGGCCTCAAATTGGCCGACGCCGGTCGCAAGGTGCATGTGGACATCCGCGCCGACAAGAGCCACGCCCTGCAAATCCGCACCGTGGCCAGCCTTGGCGCGACCCGCATGGAAGAGAAGAAGGTCGTCGAAATCGCAGCCGACGAGGTTCTCTAATCAACAACAACTAACCAAAGGAGAATCATACCATGCCTGCCTTCTACACAGACATCGCGCCAGTCGATCTGACGCTTAACGTCCGCAACCGCGTTGACGGTGACCTCGTCACCGGCAATGTGGTCTACGCACAAGCCACCTACACCGCAACGGGAACCGAAGCGGCCACGGGCGACACTATCGAAGTGGCCGTCCTGCCCGTCGGAGCGATCCCGCTGCCGGAGTTGTGGCGCGTGAACAACGAAGCCGCAATGGGCGGAAGCGTCTTGGCCATCCCGACCATCGGTGATGCCTCTGACGTTGACCGCTACAGCGCGACCTCGATCTCGATCAATAGCTCGTCCGCGGGTTCCACTGCCGTCACACCGGCTGTGGCCACCAGCGTTCTTCCGCGCTTTGTGATCACCGAGGCCACGCAACGTGTGGTCGCGGCGTTCACCCGCACCAACGCGATGACCGCAGGAAAGCGCATCAGCTTCCTGCTCGCGTTCCGCATGCCCTAACGGGAACTCACAGCCGCTGGCAGACCGGCTTCAATAGTCTGCCACCTTTTTCTAACTTTCATGGCCGACGAAACCTCCATCTGCAACTTGGCTTTGGCCAAGCTGGGCATCAGCCCGATCATGGCGCTGACCGACGACAGCAAGCAGGCCCAGTTTTGCAACCGTTTCTTCGCCCAGACCCGCGACGAAGTCTTGCAGTCCCATCGCTGGAACTTCGCCATGCGCCGCTCCGCGCTCAACAAGCTGGCCAACGCCCCGCAAAGCGAGTGGGAGAGCGCCTACCAGTTGCCGGTTGATTGCCTGCGCGTCGTCCAACTCAATGGCTACGAACCCAACGAAAGGCTGGGGGAGTTTAGCGTCGAGGGCGACCAACTTCTGACCAACGCCGAGGAGGCCAACATCCGGTATGTCGCCCGCGTGGAGGACGGATCGTTCTACCACCCGCTGTTTGTCCATGCGCTCGCCACCATGCTGGCCTCGCGCTTGGCAGGCCCGTTAACCGGAAGCCGCAACATGCCGCAGGAACTGCTGCAAGAATACGAAGCCATCACCGGCCCCAAGGCCCGCATGGCCGACGCCTTTGAGGAGCGTTTGCGCCGCAAGATGCCGTGGACGAACAGCGACCTTGTCGCGGCCCGCTACACCAAGTTCCCGTCCAGCCAATAGGTCATGGCTAATCTCCTCGTCACCGCCCTCAATGCAGGCGAGTTGAGTCCTTACATGGACGCCCGCACGGACGTTGAAAAATACCGTAGCGGATGCCGCACGCTGGAGAACATGGTCGTCCTTCCTTACGGAGGCGTCTACCGCCGCGCTGGCACCGAATACTTGGGCGAGGCCAAGAACGCCAACCAGCGGTGCCGTTTGATTGGGTTCAACTTTTCCGTGACCACCCGCTTTGTCTTGGAGTTTGGCCATCAATACATCCGGTTCTGGGGCAATAATTCGCAAGTGCTATCCGGCGGCTCGCCCTTGGAAGTGGCCAGTCCCTACCAAGAGAGCGAACTGCGCGAACTGCAATACGTCCAAGTCAACGACATCATGTATATCGCGCACGCCAACCACGCGCCGCGCAAACTGACCCGCGTGAGCGACACCAACTGGACACTGACCACGGTCGCGTGGAAATACCCGCCGCTGCTCGACCAGAACCTCACGACCACCACCATCGGTTCTTCCGCGGCCTCTGGCAGCGCCACGTTGACCGCCAGCGCGTCTGTTTTCCAAGCGGGCCATGTGGGTAGCCAGTGGGCTATCCAGTGGCCGCGCAACAGCGGAGCGGTCGATGAAACCATTGACGCCAACAAGGTCAGCCAAGGAACGCTCGACATCCAAGGATCGTGGACAATCACCACGGTGGGAACATGGCTGGGCAAAATCCGCCTGCTCCGCATCCCGCAGGAGAAAATGGATTCTAACGGAGGGCGGGATCTGACCGCCTTGGCCCGCTCGACGACGACCGCGACAGCCACCCGCACCGCCCACGGCTACTCGACCGGAGACGAAGTTTTTATTCCCTCCACCGTGGCCGCGCCTTTTGCCGGAACCTATACCATCACCGTCACCGGAGCCGACACCTACACCTTCACTGTGGCCAACAGCGGGGCCGCGTCGGCCAGCGATGCGCCCGTGCAGAACTTGACCAAGATGGAAGTGGTGCGGGAGTTCACCTCGCTGACCACCGCCCGCAACTTCACCGCCACCGGCACCGAGGACGAGCGCGTCGGCCTCAAGCTGCGCGTCACCGACTACGTTTCCAACACCAGCGCCCGCGTCTTCCTTGAATCCACCGACTTCAACAGCGGCGGCACCGTCACGATCAACAGCGTGGCCAGCGGCACCAGCGCCGGAGCCACGGTTAACAAGTGGCTGGGATCAGTCATCACCGGCACCACCCAGTGGAGCGAGGCCGCGTTCTCCGCGGTGCGCGGCTACCCGCGGGCCGTCGCCATCCACGAACAGCGCCTTTGCTTCGGCGGCACCGCCCACCAGCCCAACACCGTCTGGTGCAGCAAAGTGGACGACTTTGAAAATTTCCAACTGGGAGTTGGTGCGGACGACGGGCTGCAATTCACCGTGGCCTCGTCTGAAGGCAACCGCATCGAATGGATGTTCAGCCAGAAGCGCCTCATGCTGGGAACCAGCGGCGACGAGTGGACAATCGGCGGGGCCAATAGCGGCGAAGCGTTCAGTTCGACCAACGTGCAGGCCCAGAAGCAAAGCAGCTTCGGATCGAAGACCATGCGGGCCATCCTGCTCAACGACGTCCTGCTTTTCGTCCAGCGCCGCGGGCGCAAGGTGCGCGAACTGACTTATAACTTTGAGCGCGACGGATGGGTTGCGCCGGATCTGACCGTCCTTTCCGAGCATGTGACCCAAGGCGAACTGGTCGAATTGGCCTTTCAGCAGCAGCCCGACGCCATCCTCTGGGCGGTGCGGGGCGATGGCCAACTGGTGGGCATGTCCTACGAGCGCGACCAAGAGGTCGTCGCATGGCACCGTCACACCACCGACGGGGAATTTGAGTCCGTCGCCACCGTCTACGGACTCTCCGGCGCGGACGACGAGGTCTGGCTGGTGGTCAAGCGCACGATTAACGGGCAGACCAAACGCTACATCGAACGCTTTAAGGCCGACAACCGCGCAAAATTTGAGGCCCAGACCAAGGACGACTGGTGGTATCTCGACTGCGCCAAACGCTATTCCGGCACCGCGACGGCCACCATCACCGGACTTTCCCACTTGGAAGGCAAGACGGTCAGCGTCTTGGCCAACGGGGCCGTCCAGCCCGACGAGACGGTCGCCAGCGGTCAGATCACCCTCGACAAGACCTACACCAAGGTTCTGGCCGGTCTGCCCTACACCTCGACGATTTTGCCTATGAAGTTCGACTTCGATCTGCGCGACGGCCCGACCCGCGGACGCAAGAAACGCATCAACCGCGTGGAGGTCAGCCTGTTCAAGTCCTTGGCAGGGGAGGCCAGCACCAACGGCACCGAGTGGCTTTGGATCTATCCGCGGGACTTCGATGACCCAATGGACGCCAGCCCGCCGCCCTTTTCCGGCGATGCCGAGGTCGTCGTCGCGGGCGACTACTCCGACGACAGCGACATCTATTTGCGCCAGCGCCTGCCTTACCCGTTCACCGTCCGCGCCCTTGTCGTAAAGCTCGACGCATACGGGGATTGACAATAGTGTGATTTGACTAAACCCATGAGCCAGCCCGTTCTTCAACTTCGCATGTTCGACCGCGACAAGGATCACGCGCTGCTCGTCGATTGGTGCAACGCGCACGGCGGCGAGGTCACTCCGGCCCACCTGCTCCCGCCGCTTGGCGTGATCGTTCAGCAAGACGGCGAGGATGCTGCCATGCTCTTTTTGTATTACGCGCTGTCCGCGGGCGTCTGCTTTGTCGATTGCGCCGCCACCCGCCCAAAACTTTCCCTCAAAGAATCCATCGAGTGCTTCGATGTCGCCATTGGCTACCTCAAGGGCGAGGCGCGTCATAACGGCTACCATGTCATGCTGGCCCACGCCTCTCCGGCAGTGGCGCGTTGCCTGTCGCGGATTGGGTTCCAAAAAAACAAGGAGTCTTTGGTCAGAATGTTTTGTCTGACCGACGAAAACTAAATGCCACAAATCGCCGTCCCTCTTGCCATTACCGCCGCGGTGTCCAGCTTGGCTTCCGCGGGCATGTCGTTCTACGGCCAGCAGCAACAAGCCGCTTCTGCCGAGCGCCTCGCCAACTACAACTACCAAGTGCAGTTGCAGCAGATGCAGATGCAGGCGCAGATGCAAAAGGTCGCCGCCGAGCAGCAATACCAAGCGGGGATGCAGAACGCCACCGCGATGCAGAACGAGGGACTGCGCGTGGAACAGGAGGCCCGCGAACGCGCCAAGCGTATGCGGGTAGAAAACGAACGCCTCTTGGGCCAGCAGCGGGCGCAATTCGGCAAGGCAGGCGTGACCAGCGCCGGTTCGCCCTTGGCCGTCATGGCCGAGTCTGCCGGATTGATGGAACTCGCCGTGGGCGACGAACTCTACAAGGCCGACATGGAGCGCAGCGCCTACTTCCGCAAGGCCGAAGTCGAGAAGTGGCAGGCCGGATACTCTTTGGTCGATAAAGCCGCAGCCGACTACAACGCAGCCAGCGCCGCATTTCGCGCCCGCCCGATCCTTTTGGAAGGCCAGAACACGGCCAACGCCCTGCGCGTCAATAGCTACGGGTCGCTTATCTCCGGCGTCTCGCAAGCGGCGAGCATTGGCGGCAGCTACAACTTTAAGGGACGCTGATCATGGCCAACATCCCGCTCGTCCAAATCCCCAACGCCCCGCAGACCGGATCGACCGCCGTGCCGCTGCCGGTGGGGGCCATCCGCACGCCCGACGTCGAACTCATGGGCATGATCGACGACGCGAGCTACATGGCTGTGGGCCGCGCCTACGAGAACCTTGGCAACGCCGGTCAGCAAGCGGCCAATGTGCTGGGCGACTTTTCGCTGTCAATGGCCCGCGCCAGCGACGAGGCCAACCTTGCCGCCGCCGACCGGATCAAGACGGACATGGTTTCCAAGTTCGACGTCGAGGTTGCCACCAAGCCGGAGAGCGAATGGAACGCGATTTGGGAAAACAACTACGCGCCCAAGCTGCGCGACCAAGTGTCGTCCCTCAAGATGACCACCCGCGACGGACTCAACCGGCGCGACACATGGCTGGCCAACACCGAGAACGGGATCAAGGCGCAAGTGTTTACCAGCGCCAACAAGGCCATGATCGGACGGGCTACGCAGGAGCAAAAGAACTACATTGAACGAGCCAAGGTAGAAGGTCGCTGGGAAGACGCGATGGCCGGATGGAGGCGCGGGGCAGAAGTTGGCTTGTGGACAGGAGAATACGCGGAGTCCGAAATTATTGGCATCGAAGAAGAACAGCGCGTCAACACCATGACCAACGTCATCCAGCAAAACCCCGCCCAGTGGCGCAAGGAACTGGCCAAGTATCAGAAGGAGGGCAAGAACCCCCACAAGCTACGCCCCGAACAAGTCCTGCAATTCCGGCGCATGGCCGAGGGAACCCACGCCCAGCTTCTCGACGACCTCAACAACGAGATGCTCACCCGTCTGGAAACCGAGAGCGCCGCCATCACCAACGAAGACATCGAAAAGTTTTACACTCGTCCCGACATCGATGCGCCGCGGGAACTCATCAACAAGATGAAAGAATACCGCGGCTTCAAGTATGCCGACACACCGGAAGGGCAAGCCGACCAAGCCACGAAGTTCAGCGACCTCTGGCAGAAAATCTTTTCCTACAACGCGGAGAAGGACATCAGCATGGCTGATCCCGACACGCACAAGCGCGAATACCAGCGCCTCATCAGCGAGATCGTGACGACCGCGCCGGAGGGCCAGCGCAAGCCGTTCATGGACACGCTCGACGGC